ATCCATTGTTTCATAATCCATTGACATATCTGGGCCTTGAGTTGCATTACTATCATCGAATGTAAATGAATTCGGTGTAAGTAGAGTTGCAATATTCGGATAGAACTCATCAAGAGATCCAACTGAATCTGCAGCAAATGTATCAACCACAATTTCCGGTGTAGCTCGAAGTTGAGTTCCATCTGACTCAATAAGAATTGTAAATTCTGAAATTCCAGTACCCAAGCTAAGAGTTGCTTCACTGATTGCAGGAGTGCTAAGATCTGCGCTATCAAGAGGATCTTCACTTGATGTAGTAATTCCTAAAGATGCCTGCCCGACAACTTGAACTTGACCTGCAAAGTGAAATCCTGCAGGATGAACAAACCTTTTATACAACTCTTCATAATCAGATGTAGATAAACCGATTTTCAAAAGAATAGAAAAGATCTGATAAAGACCATTATCTTGAATAAATTTTTGAGATTCATATCCAATTAGAGAATCGTCGATGATAAAGATCTGATCTTTTGGGTATTCTACAGTAACTTCTTCGTTAAAAAATCCACGAAAGAAGCCTTCAGCTGAAACTCGTGTACCTTTTGCACGATAAAAATCTGCAAGAAGTTTTGCCATGAGACGAGGTTGTTGAAAGAAGGATGAAGCTTGAAGCCCGTTACCAATTTCTTTAATCAATTCATCTAGATAGTCTATGTCTGTTTGTGATATATCTCGAGAATGATGTATTTCAGAAATGATGTTTGAAAAGCTCTGATCACCTGAGCTATCCATAAATTTATAATATTCGTCGAGTAATGCTATTAATTTAGAATTGTCTTCTTCATAGTAACGTGGAAGCACTTCACCTGTTTTCGAAGTGAAGAGCGTAACATTACGACGATTTTTATCTTTTAATTCGTGGCTCATGTTGATAATGATGCTTCTGTGTTCTGGAAGTCAAGATTCGCAATTACTGATGTACGATTTAAATCGACATTTAAGATATAATTTCTAAGAGGTCGTATTGTCCCTTGATTTGCAGGTGTAGCTGTTACTCGAATGTAACTTCCACTGTAAGCAGTAATATTAACACCAACAAAACTTATTACGCCTGTTGTTTGATTATAAGATCCAGCGTTATCAATTATAACAAGACCTGAATTTTCGTCGACTAATTCAATAGTAGTTGATTCAAGTCTATTTCGAGCAAACACTGTTTCTCCACTACTAATAGTAAATGCAGAAGTGTTTATAATATAATTAACATCATCTGGTTGCGCAAGAGCTACTGGCATATTAACGTCATAGTTTGTTAAATAACTGAGAGTTGGTACGAATCTTTGTTGAATCTTTGTTGTAATTGCAGAATCCAGAATTGCTGGTGATAGATCGTCAATTGTAGCAAGAAGAGATGATCTTCTAAACACCGCATCAAAGGTTGATAAATTAGTTGTAAAGAACGAAGAGATCTCGCTTTTAATAGTATTTGCAACGGTTTCTGAAGTATCTCCAGTGAGATTTGGATCTAGATTAAAATCAGTAGTAAGTTCGATAAAGGTGTCAATTGGATCTACAAACACAGTATCAATCGACATAATCGCAAGATTTTCAGAGAGCTGATTTACTATAGAATCTTTCACTGAAGTCTGAACTGCTGAACTAATTCCTGTTTTAAAATTGATTGAAACATAAACTCTACCGTAGATTGCAGGAATATTGTCGTTACCACCCCAAGATGTAACGTCTTGAACAGTAGTAGAATATCTTTGTAGAATCAGAGCTTTGTAATCTTCAGCCGTTACAAGTCTTTGCTGAGTAGCAAAAGCAATAGGAGCATTCGCTTTGATCGAAGCAATCGATTCTTTTTCTGCTCCACCCGCTGAGTTTGAAACTGTTGTGACTGTTAAAGTGTAATCAGTTCCAGCTATATTGACATCATCATCAGCTATAAATGTCGTAGCATCATTTGCGTCAGCAGCTGCCGAAGTAATATAAGTCACTTCAACCTTATTGCCAGCCTGAGGAGATGCTCCAAGAACATTGCCTTCACCGAAAGTAATTTCAAAAAATCCATTTGGAGATTCTCTTACAATGAAAATTGTCGAATCTGAGCTGATTCTAACTATATCTTCAATATTAGAATATTGTGTAAATGAAGATGAAGTTACAGTGTCGTATACTTTTACGTCAAGAGTTGTTGTATCGAGATTCACATCTGGAATAATAAAAACCTGTTCATCGTTTGTATCACCTATAATGAAAGTTTTGGTTTTGAGTGTACCTTCTGTGATACTAATATTTGAAAGACCATCTGTTGTTTTAAATGTAAAATTCCCACTACCGTCATTTGTTGCTGTATACTGTTCAAGTGTTCTGAAAGTGTAAGATTCTCCATTTACAGTCGAAGTAAATGTAGTATATTGTGGAAGAGTCGCGCTTGGTGTTGCACCACTACCAGTTGATGCAGATAAAGTAACGGTAGCTTTTGATGCAGTTTTTGAGTGAGGACGATACCCAAGCGTTTCAGCATGAGATACAGCAGAAGATCTTAGTTGTGCTGAATTCAAAAATGATTCATTAATTCCTAAGTTGGCAACCAAACCATTAATATGTGTATTATATGCCAGAACATCGAGAATATTTGACAATCCACTCGCATCAAAATCATAGTCTTGAAACTCTGAACTTCTTTGTAAGTATGTTTTTAGATTATTTTTAAGAGTAGTAAAATCTAAATCAGATGATTGAATAGTTGCCATTATCTCAGCCTCGTGAGTGATACATTTAATTCTACATTTTCAAGTGTAGTTACGACTTGGAATCTAACTGTAATATCAACATTGTAATTGTCTGGATCGATTCTCGCAGATACACTTCTGACTGCTGCTCTTGGCTCATAGTTTGATATTGCCGAAGAAACTCGATCTTGAATCTCAAACTCATCGAACTCATCACTTAGTTCAAAAAGAAATCGATTGAGATCGCCACCAAAAAGTGGTTGAAATGGTTTCTCTCCGTAGTTAGTCAATAATAAATTTTTAACAGCTTGTTTTACTGCAGCAGCATCAGATTTTTTAAAAACATCTCCATTTGCTTTTTTCGCAAACGTCAAATCGATGTCAGAACTCGTGACAACACGCGAAGTCGTGATAGGCTTCGTTGATAAGTTTCCATCTTCTATTGCAAATGCTCGAGCCATTTAAAAATCCTTTGATCTATTTATACCTATGATCCGTCAGAATCTTGAACTTCTGAAGGTGTACCTAAGGATGGAGGATTGCCTATCACACCATAGAAACCATTATTAATTTCATTCCATATTTTTACAGAATGACTTTCTGTATCATTTTGATTTACTGTAAAAGGTACAGAACCTAGACCAACAAAATTAACTGTACAATCAATAGTTGTTTGATCTGAATCTGACCAATGTACATTTGTTACTGAAGTGTATTCCATTATGCTACCCTCTGATATAATACTGCAGGTGCTGCGTCATAATTCGTACCACTTATACGAATTGAACCTTCTATAGTGGAATCAGAAACATAAGCAAGAGCTTTCCATGTACCTGATCCTAACGAAACTGAATTGTAAATTCCTGCAGGATATCCAGATCCTGTGAGTTTACTTTGATAATATAAGTTTGAACCAGCTACTGTGTCTCCTGGGAAAATGCCTGGATATGTTGCCCCCGTGTTATAGGTATCGACGACCGATGCTCTAACTTTAGCTATCATAAAACTTCCAACTGGATGAGTTAAAGGTGTTGTATTTACTCCACCACCAATTCCTGAACCAGTTACGACTGGAAGTGTGACTCTCGAATTGATATAATACGAAGTGACAATTCCACTAATATAGCTAGTGTTAACAATATTTTGAATATACGTTGAATTTACTATGTTCTGAACATATGTTGTATCTACTGTTGCAGCTGCGTAATTCGCTATGTAATCAGAATCAACAATACGATCTTTAATAAAATCAGAATCGAGAATATTTGTTACGTATTGTTGATCGATCAGAGCAGCTGTATAGTACGAATCAAGACCACCTGTACTAGCAGTTTCACTTAGTAAATATTTAACTTCGCCATCATCACCGACATACGCTATTCTTCCATCTTGCTGTTTTAAATCTGCCATAATTTATCCCTGAGGTTTTGAAGTTGTTCCTGTACCCAAACCAGCAGTGTCGGTATGTGTGTGCTGTGTTTGAGTAATACCAGACACTGTAATTTCGCCACTGCCAAAAGTGATGTTTCCTGTCGGAGCATTAATAGTTAAAGCACCGTCGACAGTAATATCCATATCTCCAGTGACATGTAATTTTTCATTTCCAGTCACAGTTCTGAATCCATTCTTATGATGAGTGACCACATCACCATTTGGATGCATTTCGATAAATGTTCCAGATTTATGGTATATATGTATACGTTCTGCATCAGGTGTATCATCTATTTCGATTACATGCCCCGACACAGTTTCATGAACTGCGTTGTTTGGGTAGACTGTGTTATACGGTTGAGCTGGCTCTCCAGTAACGCTGTCTGGCGTTTTACTGATAGTGTTTGTTCCCCGAGCAAGCTGATTTGTCGATCTTCCTCCTGGCGCGTCATCTTCGAGTTTTGGCATGCTTCCGAGAACGAGTGGAAGCTGTGAGTTAGTTCCGTCAAGGAAGACTCCAAAGACTCGAGCATCAACTTGTATTCCTGTATTGATTCCAAGTCCATTTGTTCCTCCTTCAGAAACAGGTATAATTGTCTGAGCCCATGGAAGACCTTCATCTGGAATATCAACTGTATTCTCAGAATGAATACCCATAATTCGTAATCTTAATCGACCAAGCTGAAGTGGATCGTTAATGTCCACGACTCTTCCGATAAACCAACGAGTCTCATCGCCATAATAGTCTTGATATCGTGTAGGAATCATCTCTTATAGTTACCTATCTTCACACATGTTAAAGACAAATCATATTGTTCTTTTTTAAACATGTGTCTTGTTGAATATATCAAATAATCACCAGATTTCTTTGCATCAATTTTTCTTTGCCCAACACCTGATTCAGGATTTGATACTAAGAATTCAACTCTTAAATTATTACCAATTGTTGAATGTTTATCTCCGTCAATAAAGTCTATTCCATCAACAACCATTGTCATTGGATTTTTCTTAATTAAGTTATCCATCGCTCTCGAAATGATTTCAAGCTTATACCCACCCACAGATTTTTCTTCGCGGTACGATTTCTTAAATGAATCATCATCTTCAAGTTTATATGGAGCTGAACCTCCTACCTGCACAATCTTCCTACTTTGCAATTTGTTGAATGACTTATCGTTTACTTTATAAAGCTCAGAAAATGCAGGATTTGATTGATTTTTACTCATAACGTTATCAGCAATTAGTTTATCATACAAATCTTTTTTCACGTCAAAGTTGAAAGACTTTTGCTGATCATTAATCGTATCAATGTATTCGTATGTAGAACCGATCAAACCTTTCTGAATAATTTGATATAGGTTCTCCATATTGTTTCCAAATGTGTGTGATCTTACGATTCTTCTTTTGATGTCAGGATCTGAAGACTGAGTAGCCATCGAAGAATATTGATATGAAATATCTTGATTCATCACCGGTTGTTCTAACATTGTGCCAAGATCATTAAAGAGTAATTTATCTTTGACTAATGTCGAATAAATGTAAAATGGGTATCCTCTATCTGATGTGGCTCTTGAAGTGATCCATTTTAGAGTTTCAACAGGATTGAGATTAGGCACTACAACATGAACGTGCTGTTTTGCTCGAGATGCCGTTAAAATTTCTTTTCCTAAAAATTCTCGAGCAACTATAGTTACTAAATCAGTGATAGGTTTATCATAGAACTTATTAATATTAATCAGATTTGAAATATAACCGATGTCTTCAATGAGGTGTAGAGCTAGAGTTTGTATATTATCACCAGATTTTTCGGTGCTGACAACCTTTGTAATGTAAAAGTTTTTTTGTATCGGTTCAGAATTTTTTCTCATACTGCGTAATCGTATGAATATCTTTTCTGCGCCAAGTATATCAGCTTCTTCAAAAAGATTCTCATTATCAAGTAATAGTACTTGACCAGTTAGATATGGCTTATCTAAACTTTCAAAAATGTCTAAGTCAGTCACGACTTCACGTAACTCGACGTCAGAATTCAATCTTTCAGATTGTAAGAGAATAGATTCAAACCTATAATCAGAAATCTGCGTGGTTTCATTATTTTCTGGCATTAACTTGCAACAGCCTCTCTAAATGAATCAACTACTTCTTCGATTACGTTCGATCGAATCACTCTAATTGATTTGAGATTGTCATTCTGAGTAACTAATCTATCTAACCACGTAATTTCTGTTAATTGAGCACCAGGCCCGACTGTTGGATCAATATCAACATATTCACCACTAGCATTTTCATAATGGTGTGCGGCATTATATTGAGTTGAAACACTACTGACTACAATGCTTCTTGTTACACTGTCAGTAGGATCGGTTGAATTAACAGTCTCACCTGCAGTAAATGTACCCGTTCAACCTTCAAACCAGACCTGACCCAAGTCAAGTTCACGATGAGATATTGTTGCTGTTGCACCAGAACT